TTGGCAATTGGCACTGATGTCCAAGCCTACGATGTTGACACCGCAAAGACCGACGTGGCGCAGAGCTTCAGCGCAGCCCAGCGCGGAACCATCTCGGCTCTGACGGACGGCGCGACCATCACGCCCAACTTCGCGCTGGCCAACAACTTCAGCGTGACCCTGGGCGGCAACCGCACGCTGGCCAACCCGACGAACCTGACCGCTGGCCAGCACGGCGTGATTGTCATCACCCAGGACGGCACCGGCTCGCGCACGCTGGCGTATGGCAGCAACTTCAAGTTTCCCGCTGGCAGCGCGCCGACGCTGACCACCACGGCAAACGCGGTGGATGTGCTGGCGTACTACGTCGAGAGCGCCAGCCGCATCACCGCTCGCCTGATCGGAGACACTAAGTGAGCGCCATGATCGGCAACCCGCTGCTGCTGGCTGATGAGGGCTACCAGATCAGCCGCTCGGTGCGGCTGCGGTCGAGTGCGTCGGCGTATTTCAACCGCACTCCTGCGAGTGCTGGGAACCGCAAAACGTGGACATGGAGCGGGTGGTGGAAGTTAGGGCCAACCGCTCCAGCGAATGGCGGGACATTATTTTCTGCGGATAACGGTTCTGGAAACTACACCGTATTGCTTCATGCCACTGGCGGCGCTATTGAAATGCATAACTCCGTCTCTGGAGTTGGTGGATCTAACTTTATTTCTAGTGCCGTGTTTCGTGATCCATCATCTTGGTATCACGTTGTAATGGCGGTGGACACCACACAAGCAACGCTTGCAAACAGAGCAAAGTTGTACATCAATGGGGTTCTGCAAACGTGGGGAACAAATGGTGGAACGGCATGGGATCAAAACCGTGATACATGGGTAGACGGCACAAATTCTCACTATCTTGGTCAAGAGCCTTTGTTTGGTAGCAGCGCCCGTCTCGACGGCTACCTAACCGAGATCAACTTCATCGACGGCCAAGCCCTCACGCCCAGCAGCTTTGGCGAGACCGATGCCATCACCGGCGTGTGGAAGCCCAAGAAGTACACCGGCTCCTACGGCACGAACGGCTTCTACCTGAACTTCAGCGACCCGTCTGCTGCCACCGCTGCGGCCATCGGCAAGGACTACAGCGGCAACGGCAACAACTGGACGCCCAACAACATCAGCGTGACTGCTGGCTCGACCTACGACTCCATGCTGGATGTGCCGACGCTGTGGGCTGATGGCGGGAATGGGCGGGGGAATTACTGCATTCTGAATGCGCTGTCCAGAATGGGCACACCAACCAACAGCGCGGCCAACCTACAGACAAACCTTGCGACCAGCAGCTTAATCAACGGCTCGCAAGTTGTGTCGTCTGGGAAGTGGTACTACGAGGCGCAGTTCACTAGCGGCTCTGATGCCTTCATCGGATGGAACCGCGTTGATTTACAGACTGGCACTGGCAACGCATTCCAACAAGCTGGCTCGCTCCTTTATTTGTCGAGCAACGGAAACCGATACAAGGACGGCGACGGGGGTGCCTCTTATGGAGCGTCCTATTCAACGTCGGATGCCATTGGGTGCGCTATTGATCTTGATGCTAATCAGGTCACTTGGTACAAGAACAACGTATCACAGGGCACAATTTCAATCGTCGCAGGCAACTACGCACCATCCTTGGCGACGGGTGGAACCGCCTGCAACTTCCTCACCAACTTCGGCCAGCGCCCCTTCACCTACACCCCGCCCACCGGCTTCAGGGCGCTGAACACGCAGAACCTGCCGGAGCCGTTGATTAAGAAGGGCAACCAGTGGTTTGACGCGACGCTGTATCAGAGCGTGGGCGCATCGCAAACCGTAGTGAACTCCGGCCCCATGCAGCCCGACCTGGTGTGGGTGAAAGACCGCACGGGCGCGAACAACAATTACTGGGTTGATGCCGTTCGCGGCACTGGCAAGGCGCTGTTCTCCAACCTTACCAATGCCGAATCTACTGACACAAACACGATCTCCGCGTTCAACAGCAATGGCTTTTCGATCAACGGAACTTCGCCAAACCTGAACACAAGTAACAACAACTACGTCGCATGGCAGTGGAAAGAAGGCGCGACCCCCGGCTTTGACATCGTGACGTATAACGGATCGGGCGGCAGTCAAAACGTGGCGCACTCGCTTGGTGTTGCGCCGAGAATGATGATTGTCAAATCTCGGAGCACTGCTGGCACCGCTTGGCCTGTATACCATGCGTCGCTTGGCAATACGCAGGTTGTCACGCTGAACACGACATCTGCGACTGCAACCGTTGGAGTCTGGGGCAACACCACTCCGACAAGCTCTGTGTTCACTGTTAGCGATGCTGGCGCGACTAACGGAGACACAAACTTCTCTGGACGCACCTACGTCGCCTACCTCTTCGCCGAGGTAGCAGGCTTCAGCAAGTTCGGCAGCTACACCGGCAATGGCAGCAGCGATGGGCCGTTTGTGTTCTGCGGGTTTAGGCCGAGGTGGGTGCTTTACAAGCGCACGGATCGCGCTGGTGATAGCTGGATGCTGTTTGATACTGCGCGTGGCGTTACAAACTTGAACAACGCACAACTCTATCCAAACATAAGCAACGCAGAAACCACCGGATCAGGAATCGACATTGTTTCCAATGGTTTCAAGCTGCGTGACTCGGATGGCTCGCACAACGGCAGCGGCGGCACCTACATCTTCGCGGCCTTCGCCGAGTTTCCATTTCGCACTGCGCTTGCGCGCTAGGAGAAACCCATGTTCCTACTCAATTCAAAACCTCTCGGCCTGGATGTGCCGTTCACCCACGACGGCATTCAGTACCCTGCCAACTGGCTGCGCCTTGCCAGCCCCGCAGAGCGTGCTGCCATCGGCATCACCGAGGTGGCCGACGCACCTGCGTATGACGACAGGTTCTACTGGGGGCCGGGGAATCCCAAGCTGCTGGAAGACCGCGAGGAATCTGATGCTCAGGGCAACCCCCTGTTCGTCAAGGTGCTGGGCGAGGTGAACGGTAAGCCTGCAATGGTGGACAGCACCGAGCGTCTGGTCACCAAAGGCCTGAAGTCTCAATTCGTCGCCCAGGTCAAAGCTACTGCTGGCTCTCTGCTGGCGGCTACCGACTGGAAGGTGACCCGTGCTGCTGAAGGCGTGAAGGCTGTGGACGCTGACACGCTGGCCGCTCGCGCTGCGATCCGCGCTGCGTCGGATGCTAACGAGACGGCGATCAAGGCTTGCACGACTGTGGAGCAGCTCGCTGCATTGCAACTGTCCTGGCCCGAGTAAAGGGGTGAGCCATGAGCGTCGAGGTCGTTAAAGTCGCAACAACCGCGCAATACGGCGGCAGCGGCGCCGCCGTCTACTTCGGTCTAACTGCGAACGAGATCGCGGCGTTTGGCGGCCTCATCATCGCCATCATCGGCTTGGCCGTGAATATCTGGTACAAGCACCAGCATCTGAAGATCGCCAAGGAAAAGGCAGAGGATGATGCTTGACTTTGTCCTAGGCTTTGCTGTCGCGGGTTTTCTGGTCGCTTCGCTGATCGGCCTGATCAAGCTCGGCATTTGGGTTTTGATGTGACATGGACCCGATTACCGCATTCGCGACCGCGCAGGCTGCGGTGGCCGGCATCCAGAAAGCGATCAAATTAGGCAAAGACATTAACGGCCTGGTCGGCGAGTTCGGAAAATTTTTCGATGCCAAAGACGTTGTCCAAAAAGCGGCCAACGACAACGGCAAGAAGGGCCAATCCGACACCGGCAAGGCGATGGAAATCGTCATGCAGGCCAATGCTCTGCGCGAGGCCGAGGAGCAGCTGAAACACCAACTCGTCTATGGCGGATACCCTGAATTATGGGAACAGATGCTCATCCAGCGGATGAAAATCAAACAAGCCCGCGAGAAGGAAGAACGCGCCGCAAAGATTGAACGCAAGCGAGTGGTGGCCCAGCGTCTGCTAGCAGCTCAGATTATCGGCGGCGGCATTGCCGTCATTGTTATTGGGGTGATCATCATCTTCATCATCAGGCAGGCAATGTCGTGAGCGAAGAGAAGATTAACCACAATAGCCTGATCGAGAAGGTTCTCGGATACGTCGATTCTCCGTTCAAGCTATTCGCCATCCTGCTTATGGCGGTCTTTGCGTTTGTCGGGTACTTCGTCTGGCAGAACCAAGCGATTCTGATTGGCGCATACAACGAGCAAAGGAAACTGCCAAGCATCGCCGAGGATCGGGTGGAGGACGTTGCGGCGCACCTGTTTAAGAACACCGATGCCGCAGTGGTGGCGATCTTCAAGGTCAATCCGATGTTTGGCACCCGAGTTCTGTACAGGGCGTACACCAAGCAGGGCAGGGAGAAGGAACACGACGGGCTGGATGTCGGGCTGTTCACCTCAAACGTGAACAACAACCGCGATGTCGTGGCGCTGATGGCTGGCGAGATTCCATGCGGCCATTACAAGACGGCTCAAAGCGAGATCGGCTTGTGGTACATGGAAAAGGGTATGACCTACGGGTGCCGCATAGGCGTGCCGCCAGAGCCTGGAAAGCTGGTCGGCCAGATCACCGTTGGATGGAAAGAGGAACCGCCAGATGTCGATGCGTACCGCGTCCTTCTGCAAATCGCAGCAACCATGTTGTCAAGGAGTAAACAGTAATGGAATGGCTTAAACAGATTGCACCGACTATTGCTACGGCATTAGGCGGCCCATTGGCTGGCATGGCTGTCTCGGCCATCTCCAAGGCCATCGGGGTGGATGAGAAGGATGTCGGCAACTTGATCAAAGACAACAAGCTGACGGCTGACCAGATCGCCCAGGTCAAGCTGGCCGAGATTGAGCTTCAGAAGCAAGCTAACGAGCTGGGCCTTAACTTTGAGGCGCTGGCCGTGGATGACCGCAAAAGCGCCCGCGAGATGCAGGCGACGACCCGTTCTATCGTCCCGCCTTTGTTGGCTGCGTCGGTGACGGTGGGCTTCTTCGCCATCCTTGGCGGCATGATGTTTGGCAAGATGTCGGTGGCTGACAACACGGCGCTGACGATGATGCTGGGTTCGCTAGGCACCGCTTGGACGGGCATCATTGCCTACTACTTCGGATCATCTGCTGGCTCGCAGGCCAAGACTGAAATGCTTGGAAAGGCCCCGAAATGAAAGAGAACTTCGACGCCGCCCTGCAAGCGATCCTCCACCACGAGGGTGGCTACGTCAACCACAAACTTGATCCCGGAGGCATGACTAATTTAGGGGTGACCAAACGCGTCTGGGAGGAGTGGGTAGGCCATGAAGTGGATGAGAAGGCCATGCGAGCGCTGACGCCTGAGATGGTTGCCCCGCTGTATAAGGTCAAATACTGGGACCGAATCAAAGGCGACGATCT